CCGGCCGATCCGGCAGCGGCAGAAACGGACCGTCGACGTGGCTCGGTCGGGACAGTGACTCGGTCGCCGTCTCCGTGCTGAGCGCGACGTCGATCGCGTCTTCGACCCGCTCCGTCTCGCGGTCGATAAGGGTCTGGAGCAGGTCGTCGAAGTCGGCGTCGGTCAGCCCGAGCGCGTCCGGGCCGACCGCCAACTCGTCGCGAACGTCGCTCGGTGTGACCATGTGTTAGTCCTCGCTCTCGGAGAGCGCCTCAACCAGTTCGGCCTTGTCCATCTCGGAGCGGCCGCGGATGTCGGCCTCGCTCGCCAGCTCGTAGAGTTCGTCTTTCGTCTTCTCTTCGAGCGGCTCGTCGGTCGTGACCTCGTACTCGTCCTCGCCGAGCGTGATCTCTCCGGTCCGCTCGAAGTAGCCGCGGTCGTCGCAGAGGTAGTCGGCCGCCTCCGCGCTGACGTCGTGTTCGTCGCCGTGTGTGGACGCGCCCGACAGCGACGTGTGGGCGAACCGCCCCGGACCGGCGACGTGTTTTACGCGGACCATTTACGCTTAGGCCTCGGTGACGCCCTCGGCGATGCAGCCCGCCTGAAGCTCCTCGATCTGGAAGTCGAACTGGCCCTCGAGCAGGTTGCGCGAGTGGAGCGCCTCGTCCATCGTCTTGTCCGAGTCCGTGATCTGCGTGATCTCCAGACCCTCGTACAGGCCGTAGGAGAGCTGCTCGGGGTCGATCAACATCGGCCGGTCGTCCGGCCAGTAGGAGACGCCGACGATGTCGTAGTCGAACGGCGTGACGTCGCTGTCGCCCTGCAAGATGGCGACGCCGAGCCCGTCTTCGCGGCCCGTTAGGTTGTAGTGGTACTGCTGGACCTGCGACTTGCTCATCAGGAAGACCTGGTCGTCGGGGTCGCGGAACCGCTCCGGAACCGCCTGGATCATGCCGTTGAACAGGTCCGTGTCGACGTCCTGCGGGTCGCCCTCGCCGTCGCTGTGGTCGTACGCCGGCATCGAGTCGACCGTCTCGCCGTCGGCGTCGAGCCCGATGCGGTCGGAGTCCGAGTCGGCGCCGTCCGCGATGGCGATGAACCCGTCGAAGGTGTCGTCGAGCGAGTCCGGCAGGTCCGAGCCCTCGCGCCCGGCGTTGATGGCGATGTTCTGCACGTCGTTCGCCCACGCACGCTCGAAGTGACCGAGGATCAGGTCGGCGACCTCGTCGTCGGACGTGACCGTGTTCTCGACGGCGTCCTCCTTGAGATCGTACTTGATGTAGTAGTACTGCCCGGTGACGTTGAACTCCACGGCGCCGGAGGTGGCGCTGGAGGTCTCGGGCCGGTTGCCGTCCTCGTCGCGCGTGTCGCCCGAGAGTTCGGGGACGCCGACCTTCGGGACGGCCATCTCCTTGCGCGGGAGGTCCTCGACGCGGACCATGTCGAGGAGTTCGCTCTCCTCCTGCGTCCGCTCAATAAACCGCTCGACGAGATCGCGCGGGAGCTGTGCGCCGCTCAGGTCGGTCGTGTCGACCGGGCTCTTTTCGAGGCTGTTCAGGTTGTCGCCGCGGGCTTCGTCAACAGACATTGTTAGTTACCTCCGAGCGCGGCCTTGAACGCGCTCACTTCGTCAGTCGTCTCCGCACTCTTCTCTGCGCCGCCGACCTGCTCCGTGTCGGCGGCCTTCGTCGCCATCTTGTCGACGCGCTCGTCGAGGTGGTCGACCTTCTCGGCGATGGCGTCCAGTTTCTCAGACAGTTCGTCGTCCTGTTCGTCTTCCTTCTCCGCCTCGGTGTCGTCTTCCTCGTCGAGCTTCTCGCTCAGGNTGTCGAGNTTCTCTTCGAGGGCGTCGACTTTGTCGTTGATGTCGTCAGTCATGTCGTCATCCGGCGTGTCGCCGCCGGGGGCGTTCTTGTCTGGCTTGTCGTCCGAGTGCTGCCCTTTGTCGCCGTACTCGTCGATGCTGAACGCGACGTCGTCACGGTCCGTGAACCGCGTCATGCCGTGATCGACGCCCGCGTCATCGAGCAGGTCGAGCTGCGCGTCAACGGAGGCCATCACCGCGTGCTGGTTCCGTTCCGACAGCGTTCGGCCGGCCTTCTCGGCGTCGGCGTCGCCGGGGTCCTCGGACGAGTTACCGCCGTCATCGGCACCCCCACCAAGCCCGAGCGCGGACTTGATCCGCGACCCGAGTGTGGCGTCGTCGACGTCGTTGATGTCCGACGTGTCGGCCTTCGCCGCCTCGTCGGCAGGCGCCTCGGACGACTCCGCTTCTGCGCCGTCGTCGTCGGTATCCTCTGTCATTTTTGAGTTGTCCTGTCCCGCACGGGATTCCGCCCGCTCGTCAACTGCCTTGTGCGTCTGGAGGTACGCCCACAACTCGCGGGCGTCCGCGTCGTCGTGGCCGCGCTCGCGCATGACCTCGACGAACTCCTCTTCGTCGCTCACGTTGCCGAGGATGTCTTTTGCGAGGTCGCTTTTCACGACCGCGTGCTCGGCATTTGGAACTGCAGGCAAATCTACATCGGAAACCTCAGAAACCGACCCGTCGACGATCTCGGTCGCGCCGCGATCGCTCGGGACACCCGTGGGGAACGAGACGCCATCCGGGACGTCGCCCGGTGCGTATTCGACTTCGCTGTCTTCGGGGACTTCGCCACCGATCGAGCGGCCTTCGAGAACTCCGCGCTTCACGAGCGACCAGAGTTCGTCGTCGTGGTACTCGCGCCGTTCGACCCACGTCCCGGCAGCGTATTCTTTGCCGCCGATCGTCTCCGGCTTCTCAAGGATCCGATGCTCGCTCGTGGCCGCCGAGTTGTCGAAGACGGCGTGCATGACGCCGATGTCAGCGTCGGGGTTGAACAGGTTGCGGACGCCTTCGGGTCGCAAAAAGTCGAGTTGTCGGTCGACTTCGTCCGGCACGAGGACCGCCGAGATGGCGACCTGCTCGTCGTCGTTTTTTTCGATCGTCTCTACGGTCTTTGTGAAATATCTCTCTGTCATCCTTAGGTGTTGAGCCGCTGCCCCGCACGGAGTTGCGCGAGTTCGTCCTGCGTGAGGTCGTCCTCGAACACGGGCGTCGCGAAACAGCGACAGTTCGCGATCTCTTCGATGACTGCGCCCGGGTCGCCCGGATGTTCGAGCCGGTCGTTACCGACGATGAACGAGCCGTCGACCGGCACGATCTGACCGTCCGCCTCCGCGTGCGTGTCGCGCTCGCGGCCGTCTGCCGTGGCGTTCCACCGCTCTCCGACGACGCCCGGCGCCTCGCGCATCGCCTCGTGGTTGCCGCGCTCCGAGGCGCCCTGCACGAGCGTCCGCGCGTGGGTCTCCGCGTGCCGGTCCTGGAGCTGCTGGCCGTAGTCGCGGGATTGGATACGGTCGGCGATGTCGTCGACGCCGAGGCCCTCTTCGAGCCACCCTTCGAGGTCCGAGCCGACGCGCGTCGCCATCTCGTCAAGTGAGTCGTCCGCAAACGAGTCGACGACGTCCTCGACCGCTTCGATCGCGCTCGTCGGCTCCTGCTCGAAGTCGATGTCGAGCCCGAATCGCCGCGACGCCATCCGGCGCCCGGCGTCGACGCCCTCGCGGCCGCCCTCTTTGAGCGACGCGATGACCGCGTCCTCGTGCTCGGCGATGACGAGCTCGGCGACCGTCTCGGCGTCGGTCGGCCCGGCCTGGACGATGCGCTCGCCGAGGTCCTCGCGGATGTCGTCGAGCACGCCGCCGAACTGTCGCCGGAAGGACTCGATCGCATCTTCGACCTCCGCGGGGAAGCGTCGCTTATGGACGAGGTCGGCCGCCGTGGTCGGCGTGTGTGTGCACATTACTGTGCGTCGAACTGCCGCGGCAGTGTCTGGACCTGCGGGTCGAACGCGTCGCCGACGAGCACGCCTTCGAGCTCCTCTATCGCCTCCTCGCCGAGTCGCTGGCGCACCTCGTTGATAGTGAGCGACTGCCCCCCGGCGCCGAGTTCGGTCGCCAGTATCTCCGCCTCACGCCGCTCGTTCTGCCCGCCCTTCGTCACGAAGTCGAGGGTCCAGTCTTGGACGTCGAGGATCTGCTGGTGGATGATCCGGTACAGCCGCTCGGCCCGCCGGTCCTGCGCCGGCTT